AATGTTAAAAATTGTTTCAAGGTTTCTACAACAGGACCCAGAAAATCATGCAATTATTTTTGACTCAGAAGTAGCAGTTGATAAAGGAACAGCATTAGCTCTTGGTTGTGATGTTAAGAGAATTAAACATGTTCCTGTCAACACTGTAATGGATGTTAGAAATGCTTGTCTTACATTTCTCGACACTGTTATAGCTGGTGGTGATGCATTAAAAGGGAAATTTATAATTGTAATTGATTCTCTTGGAAATCTAGCTGCTGATAAAGAAATAGCTGATGCTTCTGCAGGAAAAACAGCTTCTGATATGGGACTTAGAGCTAAACAATTAAAAAGTCTGTTCCGAGTTCTAACTTATCGAACTGCTAAAGCTAAATCATCTATTCTATTTTCAAACCACGAATATGATGACCCAGCTGCAATGTATCCTTCTCTTGTTAAGAATCAATCTGGTGGAAAAGGACCAGTTTATTTAGCATCACTATTAGTTCAACTTAGTTTTAAACGAGAGAAGAATGAAAAGGATCATGAGCAGGATGAGATATTAGAGGCATCTAAGAAAGTTGGTGGCATTACAATGAATGCTCTAACTGTAAAAAATCGTTTTATACCTCCAATGTTATGTACGAGCATTTATAATAATTTTAAGACAGGACTTGATGAATATTCTGGTTTATTTGATTTAGCAAAAGGCTTAGATGTAATTCAAGGTGATAAAACATATACATTTGGTGATAAAAAACTTGGTTATAGAAAAGCGTTTGAACGAGATCCTGAAATTTGGGAGAACTTATTAATGCCAGAACTAGAAAAGAAATTAAATGCGGAATTTCAATTTAGCCAGGAGATATTAAGTGATACAGATCAGTCATGAATGTCCTCAAAGTTTATTAAAATGGGCAGAAAAGTTTAACGATTATGATTATGCATTAGTTCATTTATTTGAGAAATATCCAAAATATTTCAATTTCATGAAGGAACAAGTTAATGCTGGTCGAAGAGTTATTCTTGATAATTCTATATTTGAATTAGGTACAGCATTTGATTCTAGAGAATATGTTAAATGGATTAATAGACTTAAACCAACTGAATATATTATTCCAGATGCTCTAGAAAATTGTCATAAAACTATTGAGAATTGTCAAAAATGGTTATATGAAATTCCTAATATAGACCATGATCCAGTTTTAATTGGTGTTGTGCAAGGTAAAACTTATCAAGAATTAGTTCATTGTTATCAATTTTTAGATGAACACGTGAATAAAATTGCAATTTCATTCGATTATGAATATTATATTAATACAAGTTTAGGAATAAATAAATGGGAAAAATATTCAAGAGGAAGGCCAGAATTAATTCAAAAATTAGTTAAAGATTTAGTTTGGAATCCAGATAAACCACATCATTTATTAGGGTGTTCTCTTCCTCAAGAATTTAAAGAATATCGTAGAGAATGGGAAACTCTAAATATAGAATCATTAGATACTTCTAATCCAATTCAACAAGGTTTATTAGGTCATACATATAATAAAAACGGACTTATAACAAAGCATTCATCTAAATTAGTTGATTCAACTTTTGAAGATGAAGACTTTAACAAAGACACAATGTATCGAATAGACTATAACTGTACAGCCTTTAAAAATATGTGTAAGCCATGAAATGGGTAGCATTCTTTTCTCAAACTGGTTCAGAAATATTAGAGATTTCTGAAAGACTTGGTTATTTACCAGATCGAATAGTCATGAATAATGATATGGACCGAAAACTTAATCCTGAATTAGTAAGAATAGCACGTAATAGATTTTATAATATAAGAAATAAACCTACTCCATTTGAATATTATGAAAATATTCAAGCTGGAGATCTTGTTACATTACATGGATGGTTGAGAATTGTTCCAAAACCAGTATGTGATAGATTTAAAATATATAATGGTCATCCTGGATTAATTACTACTTACCCAGAATTAAAAGGTAAAGATCCACAAAAGAAAGCCTTTGAATTAAAACATAAAGACATAGGATGTATTATCCATAAAGTTACTTCAGAAGTTGATGGAGGAGAAATTCAATGTTGCAAAATTACAAGAAATATTTATAATAATGAAGAGGAATTGATACATAAATTACATGATATGTCTGTATCTCTATGGGTAGATTTTCTAATAGATTATCATGATAAAAGATTGAAGGAAAAAATGAGTCCAGAACAATATAGAAAGTTTATGTTAGATATTTTAGAAACTGTTGATCATGATATAGCAAAGCAATATGATGAAGAAAGAGCTGAAGAACCAGAATATGTAGAAGGTTCTTGGAATGATTTAGAATCGATCGGACGACAATATAATTTAATTGATTATTAAAATGAAAGTTACATTTAGCGGTTCACAATCAGTTGGTAAATCAACTCTTGTTCAAGATTTATTAATAACAGATTTTGCACAAGAACACAATTTTCAATGGTGTGGTAAAACAACTAGATCCGCAAAATATAATGGACTTCCTATAAATGAAGATGGTACTGATGTAACTCAAATGCATATTTTAACTCATCACATTTTAAATCATAATTTAGATGGAAATATGTTTTATGACCGCTGTGCATTAGATGGATACATTTATACTACTTGGCTCTATGATGAAGATAAAGTTGTATATCCCGTTCAACAGATGTCTAAACTCCTAAATAATATTCTAAGTTATGATTTACAATATTATATTCCACCTGAAATTCCTTTGGAAGATGATGGTGCTAGAAGTGCCAGTGAAAAATGGCGACAAGAAATACATGAAAGGTTTGAAAACTTTTTTAAAAACAATTATGATATTCCTATATTAACTGGATCTCGAGAAGAACGAGTTGCAAAAGTTATAAGTGATATTAAATCTTATATGGAGAAACAAAATAATGACAACAACATCTAAATCATGGGGAGCAGGTCGTCCTGGAGATTCTATACGTCAACCACAAGGTCAACAACCTGTAGCTGGAGTAGGTAGACATCTCGGACAACCTACACAATATTCAACAACATATGATCCTAAACTTTTAGTTAGAGAAGCACGACAAAATAATCGAAAACATTTAGGTATTTCTAATGATAATCTACCATTTTATGGAGTAGATGTTTGGAATTGTTATGAAGTAAGTGTTCTAAATCATGTTGGGAGACCACAAACTGGTATTCTTAAAATTGTTTGTCCAGCAAATAGTAAATTTTTAGTTGAAAGTAAGTCTCTTAAATTATATCTTAACTCATATAATATGACACTTACACCTTCTAGTGTAGATGATATTTTAGCAGCAGTATCTGATGCAATTTCAACTGATTTATCCGCATTATTAGATTGTGATGTTCAAGCTACTATTGCATTAGCTACAACAGTACCAAAAGGTTTAACACCTATTTCCCCTATTAAAAATCTAATTGAACTCGATAAACTCGAAACAAGTGATACTAAGTGGGAATATAATGAAAATCCATCATTACTTAGAATTGATGATGAATCGAATTCATGGCTCAAATCATCAGGTCGAAATGTTACATACTTCAGTAATGCACTTAGAAGTAATTGTAAAGTAACTGGTCAGCCAGATTGGGGATCAATTTATATTACAACTAAAGGTACTTCTCAAGTTGATCCTGAATCTCTTCTACGTTATATAGTTTCATTTAGAAATGAAAACCATTTTCATGAAGAAGTATGTGAAACCATTTTTATGCGTTTAAACCAATTATTATCGCCAAATCAATTAAGTGTTGGATGTTTTTATACTCGTAGAGGTGGAATTGATATTAATCCTATTCGAGTTAGTAATTCAAATCTTATTGAAGAATTATATGGTGATTATATTGATGTAACAAAACGAAGCAGTAAGTTACCAAGACAATAAACATGGAACAAAATTCTACCCATCGGTTGGATCTTGATTTCTATGAATATATAATAGCTTTTAATTGTACTCTACAAGATACATATATAGCAGCTATTATTGATCAATTAGATTTAAAGTTCATAAAGAATGAATCAGTCAAAGCCTATCTTGGCATTATTTTTGACTTTTATAATAAACATTCAAAATGCCCTTCTTCAACAGAAATTAAAAGTTATCTATCTTCAGATGAACTTAAAAAACATTTTAAACATGTTGTTTTAAAATTTAAAGATTTAGATACTGAATATGATATAGATGAACTATTATATAATTCTGAACAATATATAAAAGAACGAGCTGTTTTTCATGCTGTAAAAGATACTGTTGATGAAGTTACTAGCGATAATGCAGTTGATACAACTAGTATTTTTGAACGATTTGAAAATGCAACAACTATATCTTTAGTTGAAGATCTAGGATTAGATTATTTTAATGAAATAGATAGACATATAGACGATCTAACTGTTGTTAAAAAGTATATTTCTACTGGATATAAATGGTTAGATAAAATGTTAGGTGGAGGTTTTCTCGAAAACGGAAGAGCATTATATAATTTTGTAGGTGCAACAAATTGTGGTAAATCTATTGTCTTAGCTAATTTAGCAGGAAATGTATTAAAAAACGATAAAACTGTTGTCGTTATAACTCTTGAAATGCCAGAAATGGTATATGCACAACGTGTTAGTAGTAAATTAACTGGTATACCAACTTATGATCTCTGTAGAGAAACTGATACATTAAAAGCTTTTGTTAGAAATCATCAAAATGAAAATCCAAGTGGAAATCTTATCATTAAAGAATTTCCACCAAATAGTGTAACTCCAAATCATATAAAAGCATTTTTAATTAAATTAGTAAATAAGAAACGAATTAGAGATAAAAAATTTAAAATAGATTTAGTTGTACTTGATTATCTTACATTATTACAAGCACCAAATTCTGATGGTAGTTTATATGCAGACGGTAAAAAGGTTGCTGAGCAAATTAGAGCTTTATCATATCCACAAAATTTTGGATGTCCATTTGTTACAGCTGGTCAATCTAATAGAACTGGATATGATGAAAATCCTACCATTCAATCAACTGGAGAAAGTATAGCAATACCACAAACTGTAGATTTTCAAGCTGCACTTTGGTCAACAGATGAAGATAAAGAATTAGGAATACTTCATATGGGATTACAGAAAAGTCGATTTGGTCCTAATAGAGGTGTTCAAGCATTTAGAATAGATTATGACACTTTGACTATATCTGAGACAGATGCGGTATTCGGTGCTTCTGACGAACTTAATTCAATAGAAAACGCACTAGATATTTTAGAAAAATAGGATAAATATACAAAATTATGAAACCAATATTTT